GTCTGTGTTCTCTTCTAAATCTTTTTCCATTAATTGTATTCGAGTGTCAGCTATGTTTAATCTTTCAACAATTTGGAAATAGCCCATGGTGCCGAGAGCAACGATGACGATCAAACTAGCAACCGTCTTCATAGGCATCTGCACTGCAGCTTCCTCAGATATATTTAATGGTTTCTTACTCATCTAGTTGGAATATACCCCGGTTCTAAGAAAATAGCCAGAAGGCATAATAAAACTATTAGAATAGCTGTGAATCTGTAATCCATCCTGGCTATCTCCCATAATTATCCCCATATCCAACTTTTAATTTTGTCCCAAATTTTGCAACAAAATCTTTTACATTTTTCAATCATGTTTTTTCTCCTCAATTTCGTAAAAGAATTTATCAGTATCTTCTGTTCTCCACTGACTTGTGTCTTCTACGTTCCATTCGTTAGTCTGCACTTTCCAATCAGGGATATTATCTTTTACAGTAAAAGAAGGTATATCCCATATACATCTATTGTTTGGCTGTGCTGCATAATTACCATCGTCTAATGCAATTATGTGTGCGCACTTATGTTCGTGCGGGATCTCAGAATGATCAGTATCTAATATGTTACTCTCTGGATGTGCAAAGTCAACTGTAAATAAGTATTTACCTGGGTGCCATTTTTTATCTTTACCTATGTATTTTCCTGCTTGTCCGTCTAGAATATCAAAAGAATGAACAGAAGGATAATAACTAAAACAATTCCAGAGCTGAAGTTCATCAAGTCGTCTCTTTGGAACTTCTTCTGGTTTAAAACCACGTTGAATAAATGCGCTAATCGGGAGGCGATAAAATATTGCACCGTTCTCCATGATGGCATGAAACAAGATCGAACGACCTGTAATAGCGCTAAGACCAAAGATAATACAGTCTTCAACTTCTCCATGATGTTTTTGTAAATCATATAGATACTCCCTTCTTATTTGAGCATAGGTTACTGGTATGTTTGCATTTAGATAAGCCATAAATCATTTTATAGATCCCCAATTAGGACCTGATTCGTAGTCTACCTTGTTTGGTATCTTCAAGTCAACTGCGTTTTCCATCACATCTCTTATTTTAGCAGCCTCTTCTTCATCTTTAACTGATATGTCTAATTCATCGTGCACTTGAATATGTGGTGTAATTCCCTCTTTGTACAATTCTAACATAGCTTTCTTTGTCATGTCTGCAGCTGATCCTTGTATTAATTTATTTAATGCTTTGTATGTAAAAGCTCTACGCGTAGGATTGTTATGCCAATAATTTTTTTTAAAATTACCATCACTATCTTTTAATATTTCACCTTCATCATCTTTTAAATATGGTCCCATCTTTTGTAGATCCTGCATGCGTTCTTCATCTTCGGCTGGTATGTATTTACCCCAGTCCGACCCACGAAGGATAGGTTCATACTTAGGAAATCTACATCGTCTACCTAACAAAGTTTTAATCTGACCTTTTTTAGAACCTGCTTTCATAACTTCATTCATTAATTGTTTTACAAAAGGAACTTTGCTGTGATACTTGTCAAATAATTCCTGAGCTTTGAATTTAGATACACCTAACTCTGCTTGTAGTTTGGCTTTTCCCATACCATAAAAAAGACCCAAATTGATCACTTTTGCTTGTGACCGGGGTATTTCTGCCATATCTGCAACGATTTTGTGAAAGTCGGTCGAAGGGTCAGTGTCATACGAATCTGCAATTGTATTTACTGATGGCAGTCCATAACGTAAAGCATAGTGTGCAACAAGTCTTGGTTCCTGTTGCGAGTAGTCAAAGCAACCCCACTGACAACCTTCTTCAGGTATAAATAAACTTCTTATCATTGGACCTAAAACTTTATCACGCGCAGGTATTTGTTGTAAGTTTGGATTAGAATATGAAAAACGTCCAGTGATTGTGCCACCATCGTCAGATCTAATTTGATTTATCTCAGCGTGTATTCTACCTTTGTGTTCGTGTTTAAGTATTGTATCTATAAAAGTTGTGTTTACTTTATTAATCCTTCTTGCCTCAGCTATCTTCTGTATGGTAGGATGCTCATGATTGGAGAGAAAATTTTTAGTAAATGAAGGTTCATCAGATTTCGCAGTACGTTCGTAAGACAGGTTTAGTTTTTCAAAAACTTTGGCAATCGATCTTGCAGCCCATATCTGAGTATCTACTCCTGTTTCTTTTTTTACTTGGTGTAATAATAATTCTTCTTTGGTGGTTAATTCTGTTTTCAATTGATTGGCTGCTGTCACGTCTACCCGCACCCCTAGGTAACGCATATCAACTAGACAAGGAAAAAGATCAGTCTCAAGGTTAAATATATTTTCTAAATCATTTTCTATCATTAATTTTTTTACATGCTGCCAAAGTTTAAAAGTTAACTCTGCATCTTTTTCAGCGTATGCTCCAACTTCGTGTGCAGGTAATCGCCACATATCAGCCTTTGCATCTAACCCTCTTGACTTAGCAGCTTCTAATAAAGCTCTTTCGTTTTTTCCTTCGTTTAAAAAATGCCATGACAAAGTATTTAATGTGTATGAGAATCTATTTTCATCTAATAAAGAAGATGCAATCATTGTATCTACAACTAGACCATTTATCTTCAAACCTAAACTACGTATCCAACACACGTCATACATAGCATTATGAAATATTTTTGTAGCCGGACATTCTAAAATATCTTTGAACCATTCAATAGTTTTTGCCCTATCCATGTTAGGTCCTTCTTGATGAGCAATAGGAAAATACCATTTGTCATTGTACGTGGCCACAGATATACCCACTATCTCACCATTACCAATAACTGCACCAGACCCTTTTGATTTTAAATCTGGATCTCTAGTTTCTAAGTCAATAGCTATCTCGTCGTAAGATCTAAGATCAGGATACTCTGTAGGTTGAACCCATTCTGTTTGAGGTAAAATCATTCTAAATCGTCGAACCTTGTAGGTTTTTTCTTTTGATGTAATTCTTTCATTACTTGTCTAATTATAAAAAATGCCATCACGGTACCTATTATTATACAACCCATACCAAGAAAAAACATTCCTATTCCAAAACCAGGTGTCATGAGTAATCCCTTTCTAATATCATTTCTAAATAATGTATTGCTTTTTGTATATCTTTTGCCTTGCCTTTCGACTTGTGCCTGCAAATATATTTTATAGCGTTGCCCTCCGCAAACGGTAAGTTGTTTTCATTTATAAAATACGCAGGTTGAATTTTCATTTTTGAATAATGATTTCCATCCACTTGTTTATCAAGTGAATCGTAGGTGACACCTTTAAACATTTCTTTGTTTGTCATTAGTATGCCCAAGATACAAAAGAGTATCTTTCTCCTTTCGTTACTGTTTTTACTTCGTGGTTAAAAATAAATGTAGAAGGGAACAACATTATATCTCCTTCTTTTAGTTCATATTTATTGTTTCTTATATAAAAATCTCCTCCTTCGTAATCACTATTTAAATTTCCAACAATAGATACTATGGGAACTCCATAATCTCCTCTTGGCCATATATCCTTAATTAAATCGTAGTGAGGTTTTAAATTAGTATTAGGTTTATACCTATTAAATCTTAAAGTTGATAAATGGTGTAAGAACTTTTGTCTTAAAGGATTAATATTTTGTAAATCTTGATATTCTTGCACTGTTTTTTTTATAAAAGGTTCAAGTAACTTATGTTGTTCTGTAGTAGCAAATATCGTTTCTAAATCTGTTTCAGTTGGTTTTTTATAAGTGTTTTCATTTAATTTATACCATTGCATTTTTTGCCAATGTAAATTTTTAATTTTATCAACAACTTCTTTACAAAAATCTTTAGGAATTATTTGTTTAATAAATATAAAATCCTCTACATTACTTGTCATAGTTGATACTCCCTTAATTTCTTTTTTGCTCTCAGTTTGTACAGATTATTTCTTGCTCTAGTAACTCCAACATACCACACTCTATGCTCTTCATCTTGTTTGTCAACACTTGATTTAATCCCTTGCTGTACAGTACGACCTTGATGTAGAGATAGTATTACATTATCTTCTTCACCACCTTTTATTGCATGAATAGTCGACAACCATATTCTCGCCTTATCTTTTAAATTTTCTTTCGATGCAATTAAATTTCTTAAATACAAAATTTCTTTTTGATCAGCTACAAACTTATCATACCATGGAATTTTATTGTCCCATTTACCATCAGGTATGTATTCTTTAATTGCACTTATCTCTCTATCATCCAAAGATTCTTTTTTACTCCATTTAGTATAAGCCTGAGCTGCCTCATACATACCTACCTTAAAACTTTTACCTTTATTACTTTGATAATAAAAATTTTTACTTTTTAAATCTTTCATAATATCTAATAAATTACTTTTAGTTCGCGTAAGAATTAACCATCTACCCTGCGTTAGATCAATCTGATTAAGATCAGATATATGATGTGACTCGCCTTCATAATCTCGTGCTAAATAATTTTTGTGTTTCCTGATGCCTGATATACGGCTCACTGGTATAGCAGATTGTTCTTGAACAGATTTAGAAATACGTCTTGATTTTCTTAACACTCTCTCCTTACCAGGTTCTTTTATAAATCTATTAACATCAGCTCCAGCCCAGGCATAGATAGCTTGGTCGTCATCTCCAGCTAAATAGATTTGATCACAGTGTTCTTTTAATTTGTCGTAAAGTTTCCATTGTAAAGGAGATAGATCTTGTGCTTCATCAATAAATATGGCTTTGAATTTAGGTATTTTATTTGATTTTATTACTTCTGTTATGATGTCATTAAAATCTACAATATTATTTTTAGCTTTGTATAGTAATGCGTTTCTGTAAATATGATTTAAAGTATCAAAGTCTATTTCTTTTTTATCATGTTCATTTAAATCAAACTCTTTTCTGATACTTATGTCTTTGTTTATAGCTCTTTGAATCATTTGAAAATATGGATTGTTGCAAGTTAAGAAATGTGTTTCTTCTTCGTTGTATTTATCTGTAAATGAAACTCTTATATTTAATCTTTTACCTAAATCTTCGTAATGATAAGGTTGCATAATATCTTCTTCTTTTAATCCAAGTAAATGATAACAAAATGCGTGTATGGTTTGAAAGTATGGAACTTCTTTTTCAGATACGTTTATTCTTTTACGTGCTTCCTCTGCAGCTTTTCTTGTAAATGCAAAGTAACCTATCTTATGCAGTGGTACACCTTTACGTTGATAAGCTTTTACACGTTTAATTAATCTAAACGTTTTACCTGTTCCAGGTGGTCCGTATATTTTATTGATCTTTTCCATTTACTTTTTTAAATCCATCTGCAAGAGACCCAGTCCATCCATAGTTTCCATGATGCGTGGTTTTACCATCAACTATTCCATAAAATTTAAAACCAGATTTTCTAATTAAATTACAGAAGTTTACATCTTCTCCCCACCATGTTCCATCTTTACTAAATGTAGTATCCCAAAAATTATAAAAATAAGAATTAGCTTTTTCAGATATTATTTCTTTTTGTTTTATTTTAAGGTGTGGATTATCTTTCATTAATTTTTCATAAACCTTTCTGTGTATTAATGTTAAACCTGCAGGGCCAGCTTTTAATTCCACAATACCTTTTTCATCTATACGAATGTCTGTTGGATTATCAAACTCTACAGAAAACTTAACCACATTGTCTTGTGTTTTTTTTCTGTAGGGCACACAAATAGCATCTTTTTGTGCTATTATCATACGACCAACAACATCAGGTTCAAATTCTAAGTCTGAATCTACAAACAGTTGATAATCAAAACCTGATTCTAAAAACATTGCTGTCAATACGTTTCTTCCATAACCAACGTAAGGACACTTAAATGTTCCTATCTCTGCGGGTATCTTTGCAATCGTAAACTTGTTAAATAGTTTAACCAATGACAGACAAGTTGATACTTGCATTAAATCATATGTTGGCATTGATATATAAACTTTAGGTGGCTTCTTCATACTATGTTCTCCTTATCTTCTATTTCTATTATTTCTTCTGGTATGTCCTCTTTTTCTAAACCTTCTTTAGGAAGTTTTAAAACTCGTAATGGTGGAAATGATTCTTCGTTGTCACCTTTTGGAAATCTTTTTTGACAATCAAACTCACCTTTAAAATATTGTTTAATCATTGTAGCTGTTCTTGCTCTTTCTTGATTCCAATCGCCACGTTTTAATTCATCATAAAATTTATCGTATACAAAATAAAAATTGTTATCTTCATGTAAGACTGCACCACTTTTAAAAGCTGCATACGAACTAGCTTTAGGCCCGTTGACATACATAAATAATTCTTTCTTCAACATGTCTACAGGGTTTGTGCCTGCGGGTGGTTGAATTGTTTCCATGGTTGCCCATAGTCCATTTAATATATTTTGATATTCTTTTTCTTTGATGCTTGGTGGATATGTCGTTGTGTGGTCAGCGATTAGACTACGCATTTGTTTCATTTCGTTAAACTGTTTTATACTAGTTGCGTGTACTTGTACAATTTTATCTGCTGCAACTTCTACATTAAAAAAATATTCATGATTAGGTTTGTACATAATTCTAATTAAACCTGATACTGATGGCCACTGCGAATCAAAGTGACCACCAATACCA